CAACCACGTAGATCCTCCTTCTGTCCAGTACAAGTGGGGCTTCCAGCCCGTCCTTAGTTGGATGGGAACATGGGGTGGTTCCACTGCAGCGCAAGAAACGGACAGCTACAACAATGCTGTTTCTAGCTTAATGGAAAGTATACGCGGGTCCCTGGACTTGTCCATCGACCTTGCGCAATATTCCAAAACGGCTAGGATTGGCAGAGATGTACTGAAAGTCATCAGCTCTCTTAAGAGAGCGCGCAACCCAGTGGCTATTATCAAAGCTATTGGAGATGCCAGGCTTACTTGGGTGTATGGGATTAAACCCACGCTCCAAAGTATTTTTGACGCCGTCGAGTTTGAAGCGATCCACTATCTGAATCTCAACCGATTCTTTAAAGGTCGAGGGAAATCAGTACAAACGTGGAAAGATAAGAGCTTTGGCGACGGATGGCCTGACTATACTTATTCTTGCAATGCAGATAGAGTTGAATCTGTCCGCGATGAGATAGGTATAGTGTTAAGGATTCCAGATAATCCGACTACCGGACTGGCTAGGCTGACTTCACTGAATCCAGTGTCTATAGCTTGGGAGCTCATGCCGTGGAGCTTTGTCATCGACTGGTTTGTTAACATCGGTGGCTACGTTCGGGATTTAGAGACCGCACTCGTGTACGATAAGTACTTCGTGCGTGGGTATAGGACTCAGACTAAGCGAACTCATATTACCGAGCGGGGTGTCCGACATATAGATATTCCATATGTTGGGCTGCTTTCACCCGCAGAGCAGTATAGAGGACATTGGTCTTACACAACGATAAGGTCTAGAAAGACCCGTGTCGTGTTATATTCCTTCCCATATCCTAAACCACCTGTTTTTAATTGCAACTTAGGTAGCGGTCGATTGCTCAATGCAGCGGCATTGCTTAGCACTTTCCTTTCGTTATCGGAAAGCGCTAGTAGTTCTAAAGCCAAGAGTGCGATTGCCCGAAAGAAGCAGACACAGGTATTCGGGAGGTCTGACGGATGGGAGACGAACCTTTTCAGGTAGTCTTCTTTTAATCAACGTTTGCTTTTATGGAGGCTTAAATGCCCCAAGTAGCAAGTATTGTCCTCGCTAACGGCGAGGCTTCTCCGGTGAACCATACGTTCGCCCCACTCGGGCAAAACCAAAAGACTGGTTTTTGGATCTTTGAGGACCAATCCCCACGAGTTGCGTCAAGCACTCCGATGGGTTGGCCACGTCTCGCCATTAGGGCTCGTCGCGCAAGCGATGGTGGTCCCGGCGAGAACGCTCAGAGCCGTATCAATCGTGTGGAGTTTGTTTTCTCGATGCCGGCCCTTGAAACGGTCGGTACGAGTGACTCCGGTCTTACCCCTCCGGCAACAGTTGCATACGTTGATCGGATCAAAGGGGAGTATCTCCTGCCGGCACGAAATGTGCTAGCTGATCGTAAAGACGATCTTGCTTATTGCAAGAATCTGATGGCCAATACCATTTTCGTTGACTTGGTTCATAATCTGAGCCAGATCTACGGGTAACAGCCGCCAGATAAATCTCTCGTCTTCCTAGGATTAAATTCTAATTTTCCTGGTCATGTAGTACTTCTTTTGGAGCTTACATGAATGATCTTGCAGGTAACACTCTTTTCGAGTGTTGTAGACACGTTGATACGCCGATAAGCCTTGGGGTGTGGTTAAGGTATAAGTATGCTCATGATGAGCTTGCTCGTGCTACCATTAACCCTCGGCTTTATAATGACGCAGAGACCTTCTTCAAGGACTATGCTTGTGTAAACCTCCTTAGAAAATATGAGGGGTTAGAAACAGGCATTGACACCAGATCGGTCGCACTCCAAGCCTTTGACAAGGCAGAAGAGCAATGTCTCCGAATGAACAGAGAACTTTGGTCCTTCACACATACTGGCCATGTCGGCCAGGTTGAACCTCGTATTATTCTAAAGGTTCAAAAACTTATTGCGAAGGTCTGGGGCAATCCTACATTCAATGAGATGTTCCGTCATTGCGGTTGGGGTCCTGGCGCGACTGCTACCCTTAAGGGTGCGCGTGCCACAACGGAAGGAAAGATGTCTGAGTTACCTATGTCAGTAACCCCTACTGCCCTTCCATACCTGCGACAGGTCATGAAAGATGATCTGTCATGGTGTGGACACTTGTTAAAGTGCCCGGTAGAAGGCCCGGTATGCTTAATGCCTATGTGTTATGATCAGACTGATCATAGCAGGCTGCTGACCGTACCTAAAGATGCAAAGACTGACCGAGTGATAGCCGCCGAACCTACTGGAAATATCTTTCTCCAGAAAGGTGTTGGTGGATATTTACGTCGTCGTCTTCGCAGATATGGTATCAACCTGGAAGACCAAACCAGGAACCAAGCACTCGCTGCAACCGCAGGAGAGCTTAAACTTGCAACACTCGATTTGAGTGCTGCGAGCGATACTATATCAATAGGGCTTTGTAAGGCCTTATTACCCCCGAGCATGTTCAAGGTCCTCGATGATCTGAGGTCTCCAGCTTTTGCACTGGACGGGAAGATTGTCCGTTTCCATAAAATTTCTTCTATGGGGAACGGCTTTACTTTCGAGCTTGAAACTTTGTTATTCTGGGCAGCCGCTAAGGCTGTTCAAGAATTCGAAGAATGTTCGGGCCCAATTGGTGTGTATGGGGATGATATCATAGTCCCCCAACCAATCGTTCGAGAGGTAATCTCCGTGCTCCAGGGATTCGGCTTTTCAATCAACGAAAGTAAATCTTTTGTTGACGGCCGTTTCTTTGAGTCATGCGGAGGTCATTATTTCGACGGGGTTGATGTTACACCATACTACCAAAAGCATGATATGGATAATGACCTAGAAATCTGTCGTTTCCATAATCGCATCTTTGGATTGGCTTATCGCCGTCCGTACCTCAACGCTGAAAAGTGTTTTGGTAAGGTGCACTCCCGTATGTTCTCCCAACTTCCGGATCGCCTTAAGAAATTTCAGGCACCA